TACCCTCAATGTTTATACTAAAACCAACTACTGTATTTGCCATTTTAAACGTTTAATTTTCCTATTAACAAAGTGTTTCTAATTTGCGTCTGCTCCGTTCCGTTTCCTAAATCGTCATAAATCAAATAGGTCTTTGTGGATTCATTACTTGTAACCGAAAAGCTATTTATTTCTTGTAAGATATAATTATCTCCATGAATCTTAACGCGCTTTCTAAAATCTAACTGACGAATCATTAAAGCATCCCAAAAGATGTAACACTCAACCTCTTTACCTGCCTGTCTTCTTATAAATTCAGCTATGTAAAAACGTTCTAATAAACCTTGAATCTGAAAGCCGTTAACCGTTTCACTTCCAAAACTAAGGCTCATGAAATCGCCCGTAGTATTATTATAGTCTACCATATAAGCGACAGGGGTATCGTACTCATTAGTAGTCGCGCCATCATTTATATTGATAGTACCGTTATACTCAGGGTCTGTTTTATCCGTAGCCAATAGTCTTGGCATGATATCATAGTTCGCCTCCGTTACGCTTGTATTCTCTAAGTAGTTTTCAGACCAGATAATCGGCATCATTGGAGTTTTAGTTGTATTCGCTCCCTGAATCGTACTATCGGCAATAACTAAAGTAGAACTGAAAAAAGGATTCTCAATTAGGTCTTCGTCTTTTTGAAATCTGTTAGGTATAAAAGTAAAACGCGCCTGATGTAAAGCGACAGCCTCTATACCGTTTAACGCTTCCAGTGTCGGGTCATTACTATCATACTGCCAACTAAATTTTACTAACTGGTTAATATCAGAACGTGAGTAAATCTCACCTCCTTTGATTAAATCAACATCTTCTGTCAAGTCTAAGATAGTAGTCTCATAAAATCCCTGTTCATTATTTTGTACTGCTGGTCTACTTTGGTTAAGGTAAGTATCAGCAGGTTCTATTGTTACGTTTCTATTATCTACATCCGTTTGGAAAGTAAGGTTAAAAGCATGAGCCAAACCTTTGATAAATTCAAGGCTATTCCATTCTTTGTTTAGGAAGTATCTAAAGTCTACTTGTAAACCAGAAGATACTTCAGCTTCTCCAAATATTTCTAATTTAAATTCCCAAGTAGTTACATTTTGTCCAGTAGGTACTTCAGCATTTGCAATTCCTAAAGATAATTGAGTTCCTGCTGTTAAATAAACAACATCAGATTCTATACTTGCATAAGCATTGCCTGAATATGGAGCAAATAATCCACCAAATAAAATAGTACTATTTGGAATTGGATTTGTAACATCATTATTTATAGCTACATTAAACCAGCTTCTGTGAAATCCAGTTGAAACAACATCAACAGTTAACCTTGCATAATAATAACCTGTTACTGGAACTGTATAAAAACCAGTTCCTATGTTATAAGGAGTAGCTAAATTTGGCTGAACAATATTTGTAAATAGAAAAGGAGTTACTAAATATGGTGGCGTAGGAATAAAATATTCTAAATTTGTTGGCGGTTCGCTTAAAGTTACATTTAAATAATCTTTACCATATTGAGGGTCATCAATCTTATCAGCTAAAGGTACTGGCATAATTAAACGCTCTGCACTATCTAAGCTGAAAAAATTACTTGTATATGTATAGCTTATATCGCTAAAGATTCTGTCTAAAATAGCTTTAACGAATAATGCAGGGGTAAATTCAGACCATTGAACCTCTCCACTCACAGACCAGTTTTTCCACTTAATAAGAATGTACTTATAGATGTCAGTATAAACATTACTAAAGCTACTTAAAACCGTTCCTGAGTCAAAAGTGTGAGTACCGAAGTCATATTGGTAAATATACTTATCTTTTAACTGAGCGACCCAGTCAACGTTATTACCATAAAAACCAACTTTGTAAGTCTTACCCTTCCAGTAGTACAAATCTGGTTCTATCGTTGTACTTGTTAACTGTGCCAAACCGCTAAAGAATGGTAAGCCGTTAACCTCAATACTTGCAGTTAACAAAACCTGTTTGTTTCCTGTCTCTTCACTTACATCGTAAAACCTGCTAAAGATAACATCGTTGTTATGAGTACTCGGAAGTTCAAAGGAATACTCAGAACGTGAGCCTGTATTGACAGCGAATCCATCTCTATCTTTTAAAGAATAGGTAAGGTTTAAATTCAAGTCATTAACTGGTAAATCAACAACCTGATTATCTATGATTATCTTAATATCAGCCATTAGTTTTGTTGTACGCTTATATTATTAGATTCTGTAAACTTAACAGTCACGTTTATCAGTTCATTAGTTTCTTCAATCTTTATCTGACTGTCAGTAATTACAACTGATACCAAACCGCTCGGAGTTTCCATATAGACCTCTGGACTACTTAACAACTCTGCTAACCATTCGCCCCAACTAACATCATAAAAAGTGCTTTCTACTTCATACTCTTTTAATACTGTCTGTTGTATCTTATACCTACCTTTGTCCCATGTATAAGTAGATGGCGATGGTGGTGTAGCTTGAATCCAAGTTTGCATCTTTTGCGCTATCTCACTTGCATTAGATTCTAATACTGTTTTCTTATTCGTGAAAGTGTAAGCATCCGAACCGCCTAATCTATTAAGCCAGTGAAGCCTTACTTTATTAGCACAACAGTCTACAACTTTGAACATATATTTAACACCTTGTAAAGTGAACGTACTTGGTGCTATTAGATTTCCTGCCTGTATAGAGTAATAATAACCTTCTGGAATATTTGCTAAAGCTAAACCAAACAAAGGATTAAAAGCCGTATAAGTTGCGACTGCTAACTGTGGTATCCCTATGCCTAAAGTTCGAGGTGTAAGCGTACTATTTGGAGTCAATGTAATAAACCCAGCAGAACCTACAACGGTCTGGCTACTATCATAAATAATAACTCTTAAAGCGTTAGTTCCTGCCGTTGGAATATAAGACATTGTCTGGTTATCCGTTCTGCAAATAGGAATAGGATTGTTAGTCTTTGCTGAAGCCTGTGGTAAAACGTACGGAAGTTTAGTAAGCCAATATCTATCGTAAACATTTGGGACAGCAGGATAGTCAATAGCGTAATTATCTAAACCCATGTAGTCCAAAGTTTGACGCGTTCCTATTGTGGCAAAGAAACCAGTTCCGATAGTATCTAAAACTGGTGAACCGCCTGAAGTTAACTGAGTCAATAGATTTGTAATAGGGTCTATATAATAATAAGATATAATTAACCCTACTGAAGTATGACAGTCTGAATTTAAAACATTATAAACAACATTTAAATCCTTTGCAAATACCGAAGTAATTGTCTTTGGATTTGGAGCAGAAACTGTCTGCAAAACCTTAGATACATCAAACTCGAAAAAAAACGTAGTTGGTGCGCTACCTGTTGTATAAGCTGGTTGTTTTCTTATCGTAGTAACTACAATAGAATCCACAACAATTGAAGCTACAGCCAAAACCAAATTTTCAGTAGTTGTTTGAGACGTAACAAAGACATTAGGTCTGTACATCGAATTAGGACTATATGGAGGTGTGTATATTACAGCCATTATGGTTATCCGTTTAAATAATTATTTAATTCTTGGTCAGTTGACACTTGACTATCAAAGCTACTAACAAAGTCATCAGCAGTTGTATAAGGTAAAACCAAAGTTTTAATGCTTACTCTTGCAAAAGCTAACTGTACGGATTCGCTTGCATTGTCATAATCTGTTTCGTACTTTGTAGGAATCAATACTGTTTGATATTGCTTTTTATATTGAGTGTCCCAAAGAGCAAAAACTTTAAACATGATAGAAGTTAAATACTCTGTCAATATTTCGTTTAAAAATCCTGCTTGTAATTCAGCTGTTTCTTGGTCCATTTTATTTAATATTTACTTTTAGGTTTTTAGAATTTTGTTTACTTATTTCTGCAAAGGCTGAAATCATGATACTATCAATTACCATAGGAAAGTATTTAGAGATAGCCTCGTTTACTTTTGGAGTTGCTTCAGCTATACCTTCAGTAATCCAGTTTAACCTTCTGCCGTTCTTACTATAACTATAACTACCTTTCGTTGGCATTCCTTCCGTTTTATGTTTACGAGCAATAGCAAAAGCAATACGTTCCGCCTCTTTGCCTGACTTACCCATTCTATTCTGAACGAACTTAACTAATCCATCAATATACTTACTTTTCTTTGCTCCACTACCAGCGCTAAACGGAATCCTATCCGCTTTAATACCGTAGTTTTGCACCATACCATAATCCAAAAAGGAATAGTCAATTATTACTTTACTTGCCTCACTTCTTATTTCGTACTTAATAGAGTTATAAAGGTCGCCAGTCATCTTATGACCTTGCGCTTCCAGTTCTGCCTTAACAGAAATTAGAACAATTTCAGCGACCTCTGAACTCAATGTATTTAATGCTTCTTCCTGTGTCATTATTCTTGCTCTAAATCAATAATCGGAGGGGGTACATCTGCAAAGTCACCAGTCAATGTAGAAATGTCAGCCACGTCAATAGGACAATCCCATTGATACCAGATACTGAAACTCGTATCTAACAAAACTAAGCTGTTATTGTGAGCGTCACTAAGGTAATCAATAGAGATAGGAGTTGTTATTCCACATTGATAGTCCTTTGTTCTGCCTATCCTATTAAATTCGCTCAATACATTTACAGCCAAGTCCTCTAAATCGCTTTGTACTTCGATTATAGAACGCTGATTAGTGCTTGCATCGTTATTGTAATATTGTAAGTCTGAGAATATCAAACGACAGTTAAGCGTTCCCCTTACTGATTTCTCTTTAATCTCTACGGAAGCCGTAGGATATAGCAACTGAACGCTCGGATAAATAACACCTACTGTGTTCTGACCAGTCCAGTTGTTTTGTACATTAGTGTTTACATCGGAATACCAACCATAGTGATAGAATCCAATTCTGCCAGCCGTACTTTGATTGATAGCTAAACAGATTTGGTTAAAAAGATTTGAGATTTGTACTAATTTCATTATTTAACGTTTATTCATTAAAACATCTTGATAGCGTTTCTGGTAATCATTCTCAGCTGCGACACTACTAAGGTAAGTATAAGCCTCATAAAGATTAGCCAGTTCTGCGCTTCTCATAGGTGTTGCATCTGGTCTATTAAAAATACCGCTCTCTGCTATTTGTTTTATCGTTAAATACCAACCAAACCCCTCGTTTAATTGCTCAATTCCTGCTTTAATCGCATCAAATTCTGCGCGTTTGTATAGATTGCTGAACTTATTGCGTATTTCTCGATTTGCTTCGACAAAAAAAAAGCTACTGTCCAACAATCATATAAGTTCCAAGATAAGAATAATTCTTCACGTTTTAATAACTTATCAGAATATGGCTCATCTTTTTTTCTAACAAGTACGCACATCATTTTCGCCAGTGCCTTCCATTCTCCCCCTTCAACCTTTGCCATGTTAGCTTGAAATTGTGCAGCTTCTGCAAATTCAATAACCGTGCTATTAGCCATGAATCGCTCTGGCAAATACCAAAGTTCGTCATTAACCTCTAAGATGTTTGTATATTCGACTTCAGGTAAGTTATTAAAGATGTTTATAGTCTGAGCGTATAGCCATTGAAGATGGTCTACTCGCATTCCATTGCCACCATCCTGACCTAAGATAAAAGCAACATCTAAACCGCTGAAGTAAGAAATAACGCGCGCATAGTAAGGGAATAACTGCTGGTATTTAACAACGTCATCTATACTATCAATACTTGCAGTTAATTCATTTTTTGCTATTTCAAGTCCTTTGTTATCGCGACCCTCAATACATTCCTGAATCTTAATATTTGCCTTGTCAATACCCTTTAAGACCTGTGGCTTTGTAGGCTCAACAAAATCCAAATATTCAATATATTGTTTTAAAGTAATATCGTGTAAGGATTCAGGATATTTAAATTTAACTCCGTTGTCTGTGGTAAGACTAATCATTGTTTTTTGGTTTTCGTGTTCTCTTTATGTTTTCGCTATGAGCCAATATTTGTCCAGATTCATTATCTTGACTTTCCTCATTTAACCTCTTTGCTTCCATAAGAGATACGCGCTTATCTTCAATGATTTGACTTTGAGTCTTTGGTTCTGGTGCTAAGATACCACCGTTGGTATTCCTAACAGATTTGAATCTGTTGCCAGAGTTATTATTTAGAATCCTTTGAATCTGTTGCAATAAACTTTTAGCTTGGTAGTTTGTCGGGTACTTACTCAAAATAGGTAGTAGTTCTGAAATCTGCTTTAAATCTTCGTTTGTCATAATATATTTATTTAGATATAAAAAAAGAATTTTGTTTGTGTTTATATGTATATGAATATAGTTAGTTGCTGAATGCCATTAAGCCTTTGTTATCCTCTGTTAGATGCCTGACTATATAACGTAAAGCGTCAAGCGTGTGGTCATGTTCTTCTATCGGTTCGTTGGTAGCGTTCCCATCCTTATCCTCTTTAAAGCGATACATTCCTATCTCTCGAATCAAATTATTAGAACTATTAACAATCAATAACTCGTATTCTAAAATCTTCAGGATGCCAAAATAAATACTATTCGCCCCCTTTGGAGTTGGTTTAATATTATAGAACTTTTTTAGTTCAGCTATAATTTCTGGTCTGGCAGAATCCGCTATGATTTCGCTACCCCTTGAAATATTCAAGCGTCTCAATTCGTCAGTTATTCCCTGACTTGTCAAACCGCTCTTATATAGCTTTTCGCAAATATACAGCTTTTTATTTAATTTATCTAATTTACAATGTATTAAGGCTGTAGGGTCATTAAATCCAAAGTCTAAGCCGTAACCAGATAAACCTTTAGCGTTCTCAAATTCGCCTATTGAGATAGTCTTAAACTTAGGATAAACTAAACCGCCCTCGAATGGTTTAGGGTCTTGTTGGTAAAGCGCATGGAACGCTCGCGGATTTGCTCCCTTAATTTCATTCAATCGTTTTAAACTATGTTTATCTTCCCAAAGTGCTTGTCCTATTTCGCGCGGGTCATTCTCATTAACATTCCCCTCACAGATTGCAGGAAGTGAAAGAATAGTCCAGCTGTTGTCATGGTTAAGATGTTTAAGGATTCGCCCTGAAAGGTCATCTAAGTTCCAACGGGTCTGTGTTACTATTATTTGTGAATCGTTATGTAGCCTTGTCATGAATACTTGAGTAAACCAATCCCAAACTCGCGCTCTATACGTTGCAGATTCCGCTTCGACTGCATCCTTTACAGGGTCATCAATTATGCCTATATCCGCAGGCGTTCCTGTAAGCGAACCACCAACACCAACAGACTTATAAAAGCCTCTATGATTGACTATCTCGAAAAGGTCTGAGTTTCTAAGGTAGTTACCTTTTGCAGCCGTTCTAACGTTTGAACTATTTAGTAATGTATCTGGAAATATAGCATTATATTTCTCATCGTCTATGATTCTCTGAACATCTCTATTGAATGAAGTTGCAAGGTCAGCAGAATAAGAGCAACCTATTATTTTAGCTTTTGGGTTTAGTCCTAATATGAACGCTGGCAGTCTTCTTGAAGTTAGTTCTGACTTTCCATGCTGAGGTGGCATGAATACCATTAGCTTTTTGATTTCGCCTTTTGCAAAGCGTTGTAAGTAATCAATGAGCAGTAAATGATGCCAGTTAAAAACGTAGTCATCCTTTGTATATTTAACGAAGTCTTTAAAAGATTTACTTGCTATCGCTGCTCGAATCTTCGTTAAGTCTGTTAGCGATTCGTTCAAGTTCTTTAAGTTCGTCAAGTGATAATTTTTTTAAGTCAATCTCTTTGTTCTGTGTTGTTATTTCTCCGACTATTTCAGTCTTTTGTGTTGCTTTGCCATAGTAATAGTCCAGTAGCATCTGTGAGGCTTTTAAATCGCCTTTTACAGCCTTTGATAGTAATACCTTAAAGATAGCATCCACTCCTGTAATACCGTTCTTTTCTTCACCTAAAGTCTTTTCTATAAGTTCTTTTATCGGTGGTAGCTTTTTAGGTCTTCCGTTTCCCTCGCGTCTGGAATCATATCCTTTTTTAAATGGTTTTAAGCTATCTGGATTTGCCATAGAAATCACTTTTAAATCACATTATTGTTTAGCCTTTTTTTCTTTCATAGCCTTATACTCTTCTCTTCTTGTTTCTTCAAACGATAGATTGCAAACAGCGAATCTTTGCCCTGCTATTCTGTATTCATTACTCATAACATCGTCTGTCATACAACGATTGAGAAAGTCATTTTTGCGCTCGTTCTTTTTAGGTTTAGGTATAGGCATAATCTATTATTTAAAAGGGTAAATCTTTATTGTTAGTATTTTTTGTAACGCTCGTTGCGACAATTGAAGTGTAATACTTGTCATTGTATTTTCTGCCATTCAGATTGAAGATAACAGTTACTTCGTCTTTTAGCAGGATGTCATCTATTAAACTTACATTATCTCCTGATAGTTCAAATTTAATCTCTTGAACCCATTTAGCAGTAGGGTCTGGACTTACTACAAATTCTCTTACTGGGTAAGCCTTAACGCCTCTTGTTTCTGTTTGTCCTTTGTGTGTTAGTGTTCCTTTGAAAGTGTACATGATTTGCTTTGTTTGTTTGTTAATTTATTTCTTGATTACAACAAGGGCATATTTCCTTTGTTGTTTTACTATTATCCTTTTCAGGCTCTATATCGTCATTATCAAAATCGCTCTCAGGATTTGGAATTTCTAATCCCCAGTCTTCCAGTTCTAAAGCATCCCACTCATTTGCTAAAGCATCAAAGTCATCGTCTCCAAAACTGATATTATCTTTTATTATGATAGCCTTAATTTGCTCTATGCTGAAGTATTCAGGAATTACTTTACAAGGTATAGAATCGAATCCTAACTCTTTAGATGCTCTATATCTCATATTGCCACAAAGTACAACATATTTGCCGTTGTATTCATGAACTATTAACTCACGCGCTCCTAAAAACTCTGGATTATCCTGTATAGACTTAACCAGCTTTGAATAGCGTTCATTTTTTATGAATCTTGGATTCTTAGGAATGCCTTCTATCTGTCCATTGTTAGCAGTCAATTTTGAAAGTGGTATCTGTTTAGAGTTTAATATTTCTATCATAGTGTAAAGATAAGATTTTTTTAATACATTTTTCCTTCAGCCAGAAAACAATCCTTCCATACGTTAACCTGCTCTACATAAAATTCGCCATCGTCATTGATATTAACTAAGGCAAAGCCATTCGCCCATGTCTCGCGTTGAAATCTTGGCATATAGGTAAAGCCTTTTGAGTTTATATCATATAAACCTCCTATATTATAAGCTGCCTTATTTCCTGAATGGTGGCATTGAACTCTGTGAGTATGTCCAAACATTACAGAATGATTAGTTTTGTCTAAGTGCGTTTTCGCAGCGTGAACGCTCGTATAGATTCCATGAATAACGTCTAAATGATTCCCTAAAGTAAAGAAATCAGACATCCAGTCCGTTTTTACTTCCCACCCTTTTTCATGTAAATAAAGAGCCTCTATCGGATTTAATAGCGCACCGCCATACTTAGCGTTATCCTTCTCTTTTATATGCCTAAAATATCTATCTTCATGATTCCCAAATAAGAATAACTTTTTAGCCTTTTTATGAAGTGCTGTTGTTAAGTCATCAATTCCCTCTAAACCATCAATATATTCGTCTTGAAGTGTTAAGCCTGAAAGATTTGCAAGGCTTTCTGTGTTGTAAGAACCTAAAGTGTAAAGGTCTAAGTAATCGCCAGCAACCACTATTCCATGTAGACCAGTTCCCATGTCTTTGATTAACTTTAAGACTTTGCTCCAAAGAACTTTATTATGAAACGGTCTGTGAACATCTGAAATTACTATCCACTTTTCGAGTTTCTTTTTACCCCTATTTGTTGGTGTTCTTAAAGAGTCAATAGCTTCTTGGAACTTTAACAGTTCAGCATCTGTGTTATAGTATATTTTGGGTCTAAATAATTTCATTTTACTATAAGAAATATTGAGGTTAATATAGTAGCTGAAATAGCGCCCCACCCTATACCATTCCAAAGTTTAGTCTTTCTATGCTGTCGCTTTAAATCTTTTTGAAGTTGCTTATTGTAAATGTCTAAGTTATTATAGGATTCTGCCAGTTCCTCTCCATACATAACTTGTTTATGTAAGTTTAGGATTAAGTCATCCTGGTTATTAACTATGTTCTTATAGTTATCGCGAACCTTTGCGCAATCTGTTAGTACATCAGCACAGTCAAAGAATGATTGTTTAAAGTGTCTCAGGCTGTCAAACTTGTTTACTAATAAATTAGCATAGGATTTATTGAATACAAATAGAGTATCGTTGTTAATAATTTTAATCTCTATCTCTGGCTTATTTTGGCTGTAGCAATTTGAGTAAAGCAATAGAACTGCTATCGCTAACATTACGGATTTGTGCATCTTTTTTGTTGTTTATTCGTTGAATGTTTGTGTTAAGTTGTATATCTTTTTTATCAATGTAATTCTTTAGGCTATCAATTACATTATCTATTTTAACGCTTTCAGATTTAAGACTGTCAAGTTTACGTTCTATCTTTTTGATGTTTTCGCGCTCTTTATTTTGTAACTCATTTATAAATTTATTAGTCAGGTTCTGCTCACTTACAAAGTAGATAAGTATAGCTATAATGACTATTGCAAAGCATAGGTATAAATAAAAGTCTTTCATTATGCTAATCGCGTTTTTAGAGTTTCTACCATTGTATTCGCTAAAGTAGTTCTAAAAGTAGGGTTAACTAACAGGTCAGCGTTGTTAGGATTATCAAAGAATCCGAGTTCTAAAAGTATAGCAGGCATATTAGTATAAGTAGTAATATGTAAACTGTTATCCAGAACCAAAGAGGCGCGTCTTCTTGAGCCATATTTATCAAATATTTTTTCTAACTCCTTAGTCATTACCTGCGCAAGGTTTGCCGTTTCTGTTCCTAACTTATAGACGAATGAACAAACACCTTCAGCACTTGTCTGTGGTGCAGTTCCAATACCAGCAGCATTAGCATGGAATGATAAGAATAAAGATTTTTGGTTAAGCTGTTTATTTATGGTATTAGCCGTATCCGTACGCTCGTTAAGGTTATTATCTTGGAATGGGTGAAAGACTGGGACACAATGAAAGCCTGCTTTAGTTGCAAGTGCTATAAACTCATTAGCTATCTGTCTGTTAAAATGTCCTTCGTAAAACCAGCCGTTATAGTGGTAAGCCTTACCGTTAGTGTGTAGAGTCTTCTTACCAATCTTTGGGTCTGTTAAATACTCTTTTGTCATAGGGTCTAAGCCTCCATGACCTGCGTCAATAAATAGAACTGTCTGTTTCTTTGCCATATATCAAATATTTAAAACAAATATATTTAATTTATTTGTATTTTCAAACAAATTGTTTTATTTTCACTTATCGTGTGTTTGTGTGATACCCCCTAAGAAATCTCAATCTTTGGGGGTATTTTATTTTAATCGTATTTGTTAAGGTCTATATGATAGTCAGAAAGTAATTCAAAGAAGCGTTCATAGACTAACTCAATTACTTCATATTTATCTACTTCTTTATTATCTAATGACCACTCAAGACCCTTCTTTGAATTTCTCGCAAATTCCCAAAGTACCATGTACATATTATGAGCATCCAATGACATACCAAGTCTACGCTCGTCATCAATATCAAAGTTGTCAAGGTCATAGTTTATCGTTACTTTCATATAGCTTTTGGATTACAAATTGAACAATTATAAATTAAATCATTTTTTCCATACCAACCTTCCAAATATCCGCATTCAGTACATTTTATTATATAGTTTTCATTATAATAACCCTGTGCTTCTTTATAAAGATTTTCATATGAATTACCATCTAATAAATATCCTTTGCTTACATATGAATGTATTATCTGAGCCTCTTCCATTGCTAACGCATTTTGCATCCATTCCATTAACATATGCCATTCATAACTATGTAAACTTATTGAAGAATCTAATTGTTCATTCAACCATTGTACTGCGGTTTGTTTCTTATTCATGGCTTTCTGATTTAAACGTATTATCATAATAATTATACGGAATGATATCCTGTATTCCTGCATGGTAAGCATCTGTTATTTGTCGCTTCTCCATTTCTTTAGCTTTGTTCAAAGTTTGTTCATAACCTTTAAGATTTAAAACTTCGATAAGCCATTCTAAAGCTGTTTGTTTCTTTGTCATATTACTTTGATTTATATGTTTCGTTATAATAATCTTCTGCATCTTGGTCTGAGCATGGATATCTATCAGATTGATAAGCGATAACTATCTGCTCTTTTTCCATTTCGAGTGCTTCCATACATTCTTCCAAAATTTTATACAAATATAACCTACAATCTGGAGTATTATACTTTTCAATATATGGTGATTGCCTGTCAATTCTTTTCTGTATTTTTTCTATAATACATTCAATAGCAGTTTGTTTCATAGTATTTTTGTAACAAATTAAACAATAATTTTGTAGCGCATATACATTTGTATTGGTTGTATTGGAGCATTGCGTGTATATATTAGTTATGTGCCATTTTAAGAAACAGCATCGTCCTTTATAAAGCATATCCAATGTGTTTGCATTTTAATACCGCTTTTATGCCCATATAAAGGTTTTTTATCGGTAAGTTTTAGTATTTCTTTTACTGGAAATTTAACTTCATTCCATTTGAATATTAGCGTTCCATTTGGTTTTAAAACTCTAAAACATTCTTCAAATCCTTTGCGTAACATTTCACGCCAATCGCCTTGCAAAGCACCGTATTTCTTTGTTATTTGGCTATCATTCATTTGTTCAATGTGTGGCGGGTCAAAAACAATATGCCAAAATGAATTATCAGGCTGTTTAATGTCTGTAAAATCACCAATAATATCAGGTGCAATAATATTTGTTTTTGTTCCACAGGGGTAAGTATCAATATGAGTTTCAAACCTCCTATCTAAAAACAATGCTCTTTCATCCTGCTTATCAAACCACATTCCTTTTGGTCCACAACAAACATCTAAAACTTTTTTCTCTTTCATATTTCTAAATTAAATTAGTGAATAAAAAACGGCACATAACACCGTATATAAAACATGGCTTGATAGGTTCGTACTAACTTGAAACATTTGAGCAAAGCCACGTTTCATATACGAACCGTTATACAAAGGTTTTATCAAAATATTCTTCTCCAGTTCTTAGATTCCTTTCTTGCTGGTCTATCGCCCTTTGTTCATAGGCTTTGACTATCAGTTCGCGTTCTAAGGTTTGAAGCTGCATGATTTTTTCCGCTAATCTCATGCAAAGAACGTCATAAGGCATTCTATTTTGAGATACTTTATAGAACTCAATCAGTTCCGTTAGTGCTGTCTTTTTCATTCTTTATCTCTTTTATGATTTCAAAAACTAATTGATTCACTCTATCTAAAAAAGGCTCAATGTGAGTTAGTGGAACGTGGGCCAGCATACTCATAGTTTCAACCATTGCGCCTACATTCTCAAAGTTTGTATCTAATAACTTTTTTCTTTGCTCTACTTCCGTTTTAAGTTGCATGGAGTTAAGAAAGTTTTCAATATTAGCCTTTAAGTTTTTATACTTTACCTTACCCTGCGATGGCATAGAGTCAGGATTTAGTTCTGTAATCGCATATCGAACACAATTAAGTGAGGCTATCAATAGCCAAATATCGGCAAGTGTTTTTTGCTTAGTATTCATTACATAAATCTTTTAAAGCGTTCGATAATAATTTTAGTATTAAAAGGTTCGTTATTGTAGACCATATCCATGAAGTTCTCAATTAGTTCGTCAGTTGGTTCTGGGTTAACTAAGTGAATACAGTTTTCTATTAGCCTATCGACAAATTCATCAAGTAGCTGAATAGATAAAAACTTGTTTGCCTTTTCTGACCTATACTGCTGAATGAGTATAACGTTTTTGTAAATCTGGTGTGCTGTGTTCGTGTTCATAAAATTGTGTTTGTATGTGAAAAAAATACGGTTTAAGGTTGACCGTAAACCTATATTTTATTATCTATAATTTAAACAAATATAATCATCTGGCATTTCATCATATACAGGCATTGTTTCCTGTCCGTATTTAATTAGCATATAAATAAAATCTTCGCATTCATTCCAAAGGTCATTATTAGCAAAGTTATTTTCAACTTCTTGTCTTTGAGTTGCTCTAAGTTCTGCAATTCTGTTTTCGATTCTGATTTGTTCTTTGATTTTTTTAGTAATTCTCATGACTGTGTGTGTTTGTGTGTTAATGATGAATCAAAGATAAGGCTATTTTCTATAAAACAAAACTTTTGTTATCTTTTTTTTTAAATTATTTATACTTTTCGTAAAGTAAGGCAATTTTAAAAGCATCTCTTTTATCCTGTTCGCCCTTTAAACCTTTGTAATTAGCAACAGTCATATTCATAGTAAGTGCCTTAAAGGTCTCATGTTCTAACTTTGCTCCCTTTTGCTTAGGACTTATTTCGACTACTTCAAAACCGCGTCTTTTAAGCAGGTCGCAGGTTAACTGAGAGACTGCCTGATTCATTCCTACGTTCCTACTTTTTCGAGCCAGTATGCCCTTATTACCTTTCATGTCAAAGGATAGGTTCTGGAGGTTACTATTTTCGACTGCAAATACATATTCTCTAAAATTGTTTACATCGTATTTTTTCAAGGACTCTGTATAAATAATAAAGTCTACAAAGTCCATAATTAGAAAGTCAACTGTCTTATTGATAGTATCATAAAAACAAAGAGCAAAGCCGTTTTTTCTGATTGCTGGGTCTATTCCTATTACTACCATTCTTTTAATATTATAGGATTGCGAGATTTGTAACGCTCTAAAGTTTCAGCCAGCTGAAAGTCAAAACAAGTAATCTTCAACCTCTTTGGTTCTTCAAACTTGTTAACCATTCTTTGCTCATCTATTTCTATCATGATTCTTTTATTCCCTTTGATTTTCACGCTCGGAATAGTAGGTCTGTAAATCATTTGCGATTTGATAAATTCGTCTTTTTTCATAATTTAATTTTGTGTTTTGTGGTTATCTAATAAATAAAGTTTTTTGTTTTTAGCTATTTTACAAATATGCTTCCAGTAACCTTTCTCTGCATATCCGTTCAATGTTGACCAGTGGCTGTAATCTTTAAAACAGGCACGCCTGTAATGTTTATGTAAGAATTTAGCGTGGTCAATATAAGATTCATAAACGGAATCGTACGCTCTCCATTTTATTCCTTTACGGTCTATAAAGTAGTGACCTTTGTAAGCGTTCTTATAATACTTTATACCGAAGTGGTTATTTGAGTTTTTAGCTATGTTTGACTTCCCGCCTCCTGACTCCTGTAATGCCTGAGCTAATTGTATTGATACCGGAACTCCATAGGCTATTTCGCAAAGGTAAGCAATAGGATAGTATTTTTGGCAGTATTCGCTCTGGGTCTGTGGTTCTAAAAATAGAACTAAAGCGATGCTATAAAGTATGTTCATAGTATTTAATTTTATTTACCTAAATATTCTCTAACTTTTTTTAATGTATATTTACTTTGCTCTATTGGTTTAAAACTTAATTCATCAAATTTTTCCCAATATTCATTTTTTCTTATTTTTTTCCAGTCTTCAATATCTAAATATAAAGTTTCAATAAAAAGAAGTTTATGCCAATATGATAAAATATATTCTTTTTTTAAACCAGTTTTATCTATTTCATTTTTAATATCTTTATCAAATCTATCAATAATTATTTGAATTGATTTTTTTTTACTTATATCATAATTATATTTCATAGTGTGTGTGTTTTATTTTAAAAATTCCCAAACGTACAATTTACCATAAAGAACCTCTGTCTTTTCTCTTATAGTCTTCTGACCGTTTGTTTCAATATTCTTAATCATTTGTCGCGCTCCTTTAGCCTCGTAGATGTTATCATAATTTGTAGCTGTCATCCTTAGTTTTTTCATGACTAATTCTTTGGCTTCATTCCATAATTCGCGCTTTCTTGATTCTGGAAGTTCAATGATTCCCTTGTCAATTAAAATACGAGGCCAGTGGATTCTTATATCGTCAACTGTTTTATATTTTAATTCTTTGCCGTTTCTTTTTTTCTCAATTTCAGCTTTAAACTCTGCGATTACTTCCTGTCTGGCTACATAGTTTTTATGTTCTATAATATCCATAAATGATTCGCCAGAGATAGCGCGTTCGTGTTCATTCAGTATCTTATTTAAAACCTTATTCCTTTCAGATTTATAAGCGCTTAAAATATCGCCTAACATTGAAACGTTAAATTGACCGAAGTACGCTCTCATGTTTACCTTTTCAAATTTGTTATTAGCGCACATTTCAAAAGCCTCGCGGATTTCTAACAGGCCCAAATCCTTATAATATTTATAAACGAACTTAGAACATTCAATAAGGATATTTTGGTTAAGAGTATTTTCTTTGATACCACAATAAACTTCAGCGCAAATAGATAAAGCTGCACCTAAAGCTGGCCCCAGTTCTGTATCATTCTGGTTTCGCATTGGATATTCGTAGCCAAAAATCATCTCTTTCGCCGTTTCTGATTGCACGGATAGCGTCTGCTGCACCTTTTGCAACGTTAGCATGAAACAACTTTCTACCCTCATCGGTCTTTGCGTAATTTCCATTGTCATCGATTAAATTATTTGTGTTGTTAGAAATAGGTTTAATTTGAATTTGTGTAAGATACTTCTCAAAATTAGATTTTCGGAATAGCGTATCTGGAACTAAGTAAGATATAAATTTAGTATTTATCCACTCATTATATTTATACTCTATGATATTGACAAAGTCTTCTAAGATAGCGCCATCTTCAAAGCGTTCTTTGATTAGCTTATAAACTCCATAGCGTAATAATAGTGATTTAGTTTTTGGTATCTTATATTTCGCTCCTGTTTTTTCTGTTAGCAGTTCTAAGATTTGGTTAGTTTCAAAATAATACTTAACAGATTCAATTTCGGATTCAGAAACAGAAACGCTTTCTTTATTATTACTTGTATTATTCATACTTGTATATTCTTCTTCATAATATTCTTTTGTATAGAACGGTTGTTCAGGTGGGGTAGAACCGCTGTTCATGCCCCCTATAGAACGGCTGTTCACCCCCGATAGAACGATACGTCTAAAAGTGCCACTTTGATTCCTAATAATTTGAATCTCAATAAATCCAAATTCAGACAATTCTTTAAACCATTTTGTAATTGCTCTTTCACTCACTTCATATAATTTAGCAAAGTAAGCATTGGTTGCATGGCAGTAACCATTTTTATTTGTTAAGGCGGAAAGTTCAGTATAAAGTATTTTTGCATGAGGGTTTAATTTTTTGCAATACCTTACTGATGCTGGCAGTATGCCATAGTAATTTGGGGATTCTTCCATAGTTATAAAAAATTAGCCTCTGCAAAACTAAACGTAGTAGAGAATACGCTTAGCCGCAAAGGCTTATAAATTGTTTATTAGAACTTATTATCTACGTCTCTACTCATAAATAATAAGGAATGATTTAACTATTCACAAATATAAAAAATTATCTGTTAATATCCCAATTTTCTTAAAGTTTTTCCTAAATCTTTTTTACAGTCATCAATATTATCAAAGTATCTTTTGGCATAGCGACTATCGCAGATGTTTTTACCGCGACTATCGCAATGGTAGTACCAACCAAAAACAGGATGGTCTACTAATTCAATGTATAACAGCTTAGACTTAACAAAATTATAGTGCTTATAAACTTTCTGGTCTTCTGCTCCAGTATGGCTGTAAACATAGTTTAAATTAAATATGAGATAAACTATATCGCTTGCAAGTATTTGCTCTATTCCTTTGTCTGGGTTCTCCATGTACTCAATAAATTCTTTGTTATATAAAATTCGCTTAACATAGTCAACAGAAATACCGTATTTGATAGCTAACTTTCCATGAGTCAAACCTAACTCTGCTCTATCCTTTTTAACCTTCTCATAGATGTTAGTTTCTTTTCTCTTTTGCTTTAAGCCTTCAGTAATTTTATAAAGAGTTACAGTTGAAATCTTATATTTTGTTAGAAGATATCTTACAGTTAACCCCTTTATAAAGTCTTTTTTTATACCATCTACCATTTCAGGTGTTAACTTACTATGATTCATCTTCAAAGAAATTTAAATACCAGTTCAATAGTACCATAACAAAAATTAAGAATAATATATTAAGCATTTTTCTTGTTTTTATTCATAAAGTCTATTATATCAATCAAAGTTTCTATACTCTGGGGGTTTTTCTTTGCCCACGTTTTGCGAAATCCGACATCTGTAATATCAATAGAACTATAAAAGTCTTTAATTCTAATATTATTCTCTTTGCAGTATTCCATAACCTGCTCATAAATCAATTTTTTATCGTTTAAATCTATCATAAAAATATTCGTTTTAAGCTATGCTTTTTGTTTGTGTTATATATTTTATTTATTCAATAATAATCTTTTAAAATAAGGCGGTTTTTGTTACAAATATAACATAGTGACCGCCGTATTAAAACTATATTTAGCTGTTGTACTAAAATTATATTTACATGGTGCGATTCTGAATCTCCATATTTAACCATTCAAACTGACCTTTGTCTAAGTCATAAAACTGGTTAACCTTTTCGTGCCTGCTCAAATCCTCCAGAACCCAGTCAACAATTTTATTTAATTGCTCAATACTTTCTACTTTTTTCTTTGCTGGTGATTTCTTTAGCTGTTCGCTTTTAAGTTTACTATCCTGACCGTCATTATCTATATCAACTGATATTTGTAGTAAGGCTGAAAGCGAATAACGCTTTGCGTATGTAATACCACCGCCTAACTCCTGTAAAGCATTTGTTCCCTTGTTTCCAGCCATTGGGTTAAATGGCATATTAGCACCTATATATTCGCCTGATACATGATAAATAACAGTAGTAAGATATTCCCCTGCTAATTGTTGTACCACTACCAAACCGCAGTCAGATAGTATCGGTCTAATAACGTGAAGTAAGTTGTCTAAACTTACATAGGAATTTCTTAGATGTTCATTCTTTGCATCTTTTTTAAGGCTTGAATTTTGAAACCCTACTTGGAATGTAACCAATCCAGGAATAAGACTGCTAATTGATTCGCTCTGAAAATAATCCGCTGTGATGTGTTGTGTTTGCATGATAAAAATATTTAAAGATTAAGAATTGAATTTAATATATTGGTCTAAGTCCTCGTTTAACATAGCGTTTAAATCCGCTTCAAGTTCGTACCAAGTGAAATAGTTTAACATTGTAGCCGTTTCGTCAAGGTCATCAATCTCAATATCTTGAATCCAGATTCTTTCAATGTCCCATCCTGCTGGTTCTGCTGGCTCTTCTAAGCTACCTTTAAAACCTTTCCAATATTCAGCTTCAACAGTTACTTTTAAGCCGTTAATAATAAAATCGTGTGTGATTGCGCTCATGACTAATTTAATCTATAATAATTGTTAATAAATAATTGAGTAAACTCTACTACATCCATGTTTAAAACATTTAACGCTCTTTGGAAGTCTTCAATAAAAATATCTTCAATGTGAATGCTGTCTATTTCAAACTTTGACATATCAGTTTTTTTATTGTGTTTGCAACTTATTTGAAGCGTTACCTTAAAGCCGTTAACATAGTCTGTAATAATCATTTCAAAAGCCAGTTTTCATATTCATTTAATTGGTATTCATTCTCTATTCTATCCTGCTCTTCATTTAACATTATAATCTTTTGCTCTGGAGTGTAATCTGGTTCGTAATACTTAGCAAACTCTTTTCGGTCATTGTAGTATTTATTCATTAGCCATTGATTAACTTCAGGCATCTCTATTGCATCGCCTACAACGTAAGCATTTCTAACCTCAATCTTTGTATCGTAACAAGTAATAAAAGAATTTGAATAATCGCAGTAACAGCAAATAGAGAATTGAGCATCCAAAGCTACAAAATAAAATTTACCGTGTTCAAAAGTTCTGTTTTCGTTTAGCATAATATTAGTGTTTTTGTGTTATTGATAGGACAAATTTAAAACCTTATATTTACAAAACAAAACTTTTGTTATCTTTTTTTTAATAATTTGTAAAATAAATTATCTCTAATCTGTAAAACAAAAAAGGATAGCCTTACGGGGCTACCCTTCATTCATGGTCTAAAATGCAGATTTGTCTTATTGTTTGTCTTCGTTGAAGTTCTTTAAATCGTTCTTTATATCGTTCGCCTTACCTATCAATTCCTTAACGCTCGTGAAGATACTTTTACCTTTGACTATCGTATAACTCTCATCTATCGAAGTGAACTCTATAAAGATAAATACTAAACTTAATAATTTAGTCATAAAATATTCAATCTTTACCAAATTAACAAATAAACTATTCAAAATAAATTTATCCATTAAGAAAAAAAGAATAATCAAACTAATATAAGTGATAGACTTATTTATCAAACCTACTCTTAACTTTCTACTTGTCCACTTCATACCTACCTTCTTAACCCTCCAGTAAGCGAATAGAGTGTCAATAGTGACAAAGCTAATAACAGTCAAAATAACCCCTGCAATAGGATTTAAAAAGACTAATATAGTAAGTAGTACCGAATGTAAAACGTTAAGAACGTCTGATAGTAAAGTCTTCATTATTTAAATTTAATCAATTATAACATTATACCCTAACAATATAAATTCGTTTTGCATATAAATTAAAGCCGTTTCTAAACTTTGAGTCTCAGTTGGTAAGATAGCAAAGTTATAAGTCAAATTTACAATATTTGTACTTAACTCTTTACCCTCTAAAAAGCTATCATAGTTTAAATAGGTTTTATAGTTTACTGTTAGCGTTCCGTCTAAATTGCAAGTAAAAACAATTCTAACATAAATAGAGGTAAGTTCAATATCAGTATTTTGAACTAAAATAGGTGTAGTGTTTTTTGATAATAATAGTGCCATAGTTTTAATCTAATCTTTTGTATTTTAAAATTGTTCCTTTACAAGTTCTGGCTGTTCCAGATGCTCCAGTTGCTAAAGCAAATTGAAATTTAAATATACCATTATTTGTCGCATAGAATCCAAAATCAATAGTCCCAGTTGTTATTCCATTTAAATTTCCTATTTGACCTATAGGGATAGCATTTGTTATACTTGCACCAGAGACGTTTATAGCAGTTACAACAGCAGAATTTGCAGCATTTCTACAAATAGCATTTCCAGAACCAGTCATCGTACCTGCACTAACAGCATATCCAAATTTGTAATCATTTAACGTACTATCTCCAGCTGTAGCTAAAACCATTTGAATCATATAGTTTCCACCAGCTACTACAGAAAATTGAAGTTCTGTATCATCTACCAAAGTTGAACTATTAACTACATTTTGATTTGCACTTTTTACAATAACTGTCCATCCTTCGCTTTGAGCAGGGGTATAACCTAAAGCTGTCGCTATCGTTTTGTTCTCCCAAACTAAAGTACTTGAGTTGTAAGCTATAATATCATTATTTGATAAAGTACCTGTGTTTATATCTACGTTATGCAATTCGTTAAGTTCATAACCGTTGTCTATCTTAACGTAAATCTTGCCATTTATAGCGTGAGCATATTCGACATAACCAACCCTAACCTCGTGAAATGGTGCGCTCGGTTTTACATTTGTAACTGCTCCAAAAGTTGACGGACTTAAATATAATAAGTCGCCATCGTTCCAAGTCTCACCCTGTAAACTTCCAGTTGTATTGATTTTAGTTAACTGACCTACTGATACAATAAAACCCTCTTGATTAACTGCTATATTCTCACAAACAATTCCTAAAGTCCCAGCACTATTAGCGTCATTGTCAGCCTTTGCTAACTTAACAGATAACCTCTGACCAGTAGCACCTGAAACAATAACAACCTGATAACCTGCCTTAGTCAAAGGAACTAAAGGAGATG